AAGGCTTGCAGAGATACATATAGAGCTTTTACAAAGAGGAGCTTTAGGTGTTGGGTGGGTGCTTGCCTTTCCGCAAGCAGATAGACTAGGTGGTGATGCAGCTTTTGCTGAAGCTCTTTGTTATGGTGGTTCTGTGCTGGCAATGTTTGAAGATGGTAGCAGTAATTATCCTGCAACATCTGGCACAGTAATACTTGGCAATAATGCGGTTTCAGGAATACCATCAACAGGTGTAGTGCAAAATATAGATGCACTTGCAGATTGCGCAAATCAAGGAATAGCAGTAGCACCAACAGAAGTTGATAACTTGGTAAGAAGGATACCTCTCATGTTACAAACACCAGATGGTTTTGTTTCTGCGTATGGAACTGAGGTAATGAAAGTTTTAGCTGGCAATAGTTCATACATTATAAAAACAAGTAATCTTGGTATAGAAGAAATTACTGTACAAGGTTTAGCTCCTGTAAAAACAGATAGTCTTGGACGTAAATGGATAACTTGGGTTGATACGCAACAAACAACTTTGCAAGAAATGGATGTTGAGGGTAGATATGTTTTTGTCGGTTTTACTGCTGCTGGCATAATGCCTCAAATAGCAGTACCAAACAATCTACTTGAGCCGCACAAAATACAAGCCGCATTAGCAGAATCTATATTAATATCTGATTCGCCAAGCATACCTGATTGGAGTTTTGGCTTAGAAATAGCTATTTTTACAATTTTTGTCGCTTTGTCGTGGCTTGTACTAACTTCTTTTGGGTTTGCATGGGGTTTAGGTATATGTAGTTTTTTAATGCTTTGTGTGGCTTCTGGTGGCTACATAATGATTCAAAAAGGTCTTTTAATAGACGTAACCTGGACTTTAATATCACAATTTATAACAAGTGCTACAGCTTTCTATTTACGCTTTAGAGAACAATACAAACTTAGACAACAAATCAAGAAACAGTTTGAGCATTACCTTGATCCAAGACAGGTTAAACAATTACAAGAAAGTCCTGAATTGCTAAAACTTGGCGGTGAGAGAAAATATTGCACCTTTTTATTTACTGATGTGCGTGGCTTTACATCTTTATCAGAAAGACTTGAGCCAGAACAAGTTACAAACATTATGAACCAAGCTTTGACAATACAAGCAAATGCAGTTAAAGAGTATGGTGGCATGGTTGATAAGTATATAGGTGATGCTATGATGGCTATATTTAATGCACCTATAGATTTGCCTGAACATGAGAATAAAGCCATAGCAGCAGCATTGAAAATACAGGAAGATATGGTGCAAGCCGATCTAGGCATAGAGATAGGTATAGGCATAAACTCAGGAGCAGCAATAATAGGTAATATGGGAAGCGACACACGCTTTGATTATAGTGCAATAGGTGATGCTGTAAACACAGCAGCAAGGTTTGAAAGTGCTACTAAGGATGTAGGCGCAGATTTAGTAATTGGTCATAATACTAAAAAAAATACCAAATATAGGTTAAAATCTCTAAAGCCTATTAAAGTTAAAGGCAAAAGTAATAAATTAAAGATATATACCTATGAAAGCAATACTTAAAAATATAGTTGGCGCAGTAGCACCGACACTTGGAACAGCGCTTGGTACTCCTATGGGTGGTATGGCAGCAAATCTTATAGCTAAGACTCTTGGTGTTTCTAATGATCAAAAATCAATTCAACAAGCATTACAAAATGCAACGCCAGAACAAATGCTTGAACTTAAGAAAGTAGAGCAACAGTTTGAGACACAAATGAAAGAGTTAGACGTTGATATATTTAAATTAGAAACGCAAGACAAACAACATGCAAGAAGCATGTTTAGCAAAGACTGGACAGCAAGAATCATTGGGTTATTCACTATAGGTGGTTTTTTAGGTTATATATTTTTAGTGACCTTACAACCACCAGAGCAAAATAGTGAAGCTTTAATAAACTTAGTTCTAGGATATTTAGGTGGATTAGCTAGTGCAATCATATCTTTTTATTTTGGAGCATCACATAATAAAGAGGATTAATATGAAATGGTTTGGTAATATGTTGGCAAAAATGGGTTTAGTAGAATCAGAGCAAGTCAGAACTAGGGACAAAAAGGGCAGATATATAGCAGACGATCCGACTACTGCAAAAAACGAAGCGTATAAAACTGTCAAGAAAAGAAAGAAGAAGTAATGTATGAGTATAAATGCACGCTTCGGTCTGTCACCGATGGCGACACCATACGCCTAGAAACTATTGATCTAGGTTTTTCTGTTTTTCTGTATAACAAGGTAGTCAGAATTGCTGGTATAGACACGCCAGAATCACGCATTAACACAAAAAGATACCCACATAGAGCAAAAGAAAAAGAACTTGGCTTGTTAGCAAAAGCTAAGTTAAAAGAGTGGCTTGTAGGTGAAATAACTATAAAATCCTACGGTGTTGATAAGTATGGTAGGATTTTAGGCGATGTGTGTTGTGAAAAAGGCGATATTGGTGATTTGCTCAGAAAAGAAAATCTTGCAGTTGATTATGACGGTGGCACAAAAACTAAAGTTTGGGGAGAATGAAATGCAAATATCAGAGGAAGGCAAACAATTAATTAAGAAGTTTGAAGGGTGTAGGTTAGAGGCCTATAAGTGTAGTGCTGGTAAATGGACAATAGCTTATGGCAGAACTACTAATGTCAAGGAGGGCGATACTTGCACGCAAAAGCAAGCTGAAGCCTGGCTAGAGGAAGAACTAATAGTATATGGTGCTTATGTCAATAGTGCTGTAACAGTACCGTTAGAACAAAATGAGTTTGATGCCTTAGTAGCCTGGACATATAATTTAGGTTCTACCAATCTAAATACTTCTACAATGCTAAAAGTCCTTAATGAAAATCAAAAAGAAGATGTACCGCATCAAATGCGTAAATGGAATAAAGCTAGAGTTAATGGCGAAAAAGTAGTTTTAGAAGGCCTGGTACGTAGAAGAGAAGCCGAAGCTTTGCTATTTGAAGGCAAAGAGTGGCACGAAGTCTAAAAGAATAATTACAAATATATTGACATATTTATATATATGTATATATGATTAGTCATGTTTTACAAAAAAAGGAGTAGCAAAACATGAAGATGAAAAAAATGTATTGGGTTATGCAAGAACCTTTTGATAGGCAAAATGCACATCAAAGAGATTTTGTAAGGATTATAAAAACTGATAGTTGGGAAGAAGCAAAAGACAAATGTCTTAGAGAATTAAAATCTAAGAAAAGAACATTTATGAAAGAGGTAGATGTATGGTTGGAAAACTAACTAGAGACGATATACCAACTGCATCTATATCACCTTACTTATTCAATGAGTATAAGTATGGCTCTAGGAATGAAGCACTTAAAAGGTGTATAGATGCAAAGCATGGCAAGCCTACAAGGTTTGAGCAGACCAACATACAGAGAACAGGTGATGTGCTAGAGCCTGTTCTCATTACTGAAGCTTGCGAAAGGTTAAGTATGACAGATATACAAACTAATATTGATAATGTTTCTAAGCATGACTTTTTATTATTTGAAGCATCATTAGATGGTATGGCGCATGCAGACAACTTAGTTATAAAAGAGGATCGAAGCAGAGGTATCTATCTTCCAGAAGCAACAGAGGTAAAGCTAGATGGACAAGGCGTAGTTGAGTGCAAATGCACTAGAGACTATGCAGAAGATACACCTGCTTTGTGGCGTGGTGTGTTACAGATGCAAGCACAAATGGAATGTGCAGGTGTTGATTGGGGTTTACTTGTTGTGCTATATCAATCTACAGATTTACGCATGTTTGTTTATAAGAGAGATCCTAGTTTTGCCGTAAGACTTAAAAGGGCGGTAGAAGATTGGAATAGGCGAGTGCAAGAAGAGGACTATTTTCCGTTTGAGATACTTGATGAAAGCAGAAATGATGGGGTGCTAGTGCATCCAGAGGCCACAGAAGAAGAGGTGATTGATTTGGATATGTTATGTGAGGATCATGCTAGACAGATTATGTTATCTGATGTAGCTATCAAGAACGCCAAAGAAAACAAGCAACGTGCTACAGCAGCTTTGATGGAAGCTATGGGTAATCATAGCAAGGCAAAAGCAGGTGATTTTGCTATCAATTGGGGTATGACACATTTTAAGGCAAAAGAAGAAAAGGTAGTACCAGCAAAAGAAGCCTATAGTGTAAGAAGAAAGACTTTAAGTATTAAGAGGGTATCAGAATAAATGAGAGTATTAAGTCTTTTTGATGGTATGAGTTGTGGGCGTATTGCCCTAGATCAGCTTGGTATTCCTGTAGAGAAGTATTATGCAAGTGAGATTGACAAATACGCTATGCAAGTTAGTGCAGCAAATTATCCAGATATAGAACAAGTTGGCGATGTATGCAATCTAAATCCACAGGATTACATGGATGTAGACCTTATGCTCGGTGGCGCACCGTGTCAGGGATTTTCATTTGCGGGTAAGCAGCTTGCTTTTGATGATCCTAGATCTGCATTGTTTTTTGAGTTCATACGCTTACTAAAAGCCATCAAGCCAAAGTATTTCCTATTAGAAAACGTGAGAATGAAAAAAGAATATTTACAGGTTATATCAGAGCAAGTATCAGCATGTTATCCAGAGATACCGTTTGGTATAGAGCCTATCTTCATAAACAGTTCGCTTGTCTCTGCACAGTCAAGGCAAAGATACTATTGGACTAACATACCTGGTATCAAGCAACCAGAGGATAGAGGTATAGTATTAAGGGATATATTGGAAACTGAGCCAGATAACTTTACCAAGATGTCAGATAAGTTTATCAAAAGGAATGGTGATAGAAACTGCATGATTGACCAAAACAAAGAAAAGGCTAGTAATTTATCGGCTATGGAATATGTCAAAAATGGTAGGCAGGGTAATTATCTGGCCTGTGACGATAATGGCAAGCCAGCCGATAAGCCAAAACAAGTTGGTATTGCAGTAGATATTAAAGGACACGATCAAATTAAAAGAGTCTATAGTCCAGATGGTAAGTCGCCTACAGTAACAACTTGTGGTGGTGGTAATACAGAGCCAAAGGTTGTTACAGGCGGTGCTTTTCGGGGTAGAGCATACGACAAAGACGGTAAAAGAAAAGATAGGGATGGTAGTTCAGTTGCAAAGCAAACTAAACAGATGTTAGAGCTACGTAAAGATAACAAGTCAAATGCCTCTACAACGGTTGGCAAAAATAGTGTGGTGGTTGAAAAGTTACCAAACAAATCACAAACTATTAAGTCGCAGTATTACAAATCATCAAGAGCTAACTTCGAGAGACAAGGGACTTTTCATGCTACAGGTGTGCAGCAAGAAGATCTTACTTGGCGCAAACTAACACCGTTAGAGTGCGAAAGACTGCAAACAGTTCCAGACGACTATACAAATCATGTATCAAACACTCAGCGATACAAGATGCTTGGCAACGGCTGGACTGTAGAGGTGATTAAGCATATATTAAAAAATATGGATATGGTTAATGAAAACTAAAACAACAGATTTTATGGATGATAAGACTATGGAGAAAGTAGGCAAGGAGGCTATTTGGGTATATAAAGATGTGCATAAGGAGCTTAAGGTGCTGTCAGCACAGACTGGTAAACCTATGGGACAACTTGCAGAATACTTTTTAAAGCTAGGTATAAATTCTGTAAAACATGATTTGACAAATGTTGACTTTGATGTGGAGGGTTTATAAATGGTAAACGCTAGAGCTAAAGGCGCTGCGTTTGAAAGAGAGTGTGCAAAGAAGATAAATGCTATGCTTGAGACAACACATGTAGAAGATAGAGTCAGTAGAAACCTCAACCAATACCAAGAAAAAAATCAACCAGATTTAAAGTTACGTTATCTTTATTTTGAGTGCAAAAATTATGCTAGAAGTAGCAATAATTGGTACAAAGATAAATGGTGGCGACAAGTTTGTGAAGCAGCAGGTGATGATAATGTCCCTATTTTGATTTTTAAGTTTAATCACTTACCAGTCAGAGTAGCTTTCCCCTTGAGTATGATTAACTCTAATATAAGCGATAGAGAATTGCATCATCCTGTTGCCTTCACATCTTTTGACCAGTTTTTAGAAATCCTTAAATATGAGGTTACTTCATGGAAGAACTAATTTACTTCGATCCAGAATTTGAGAAGTTTTGTTGGGATGAGTTTTGTAAAGCTAGGAGAAGTGCGGAGTATTTAGGCATGTCTACAATAGAAGATTTTAGTAGTTTTAAGGACACAAATGCTAGTGTTCTTAAAGCAGTTTTTGACAGTATTGCTACCAAAAGGGTAGTTCATTAAAGGAGATATATTATGGAAATACTACAAGAATCAGATAATTCAATTTATCTAAAATTTATAAGCAAAGAAAAGACTTTTAAGCTTGCAGACCAGGAGTGTAAGTTTAAATATATGCAGCTAGATCTTGATACCCTACAAACAGGTTGGGGTAGATATGAAAGCGGTTATGAGTTTGTCTGGGACAGCGTGGTTGGTGCTAGGACTGAAAGACCAGCAGGTGAAGGTTGGACAAGAGCCTTTAGTATCTGGGTGATGGTAGATGGCGTAGAGGATAGACCTTTGCTATGGCAGCGTAACAGCGTCAATGAGTATCAAACTATGCTAGAGATACTTAGAGGATGTTATAACCAATGGAATGAGAAAAAGCCTGCGCTACCATGTTTTGCATTTACTGGTACAGAAACTATCAAAGGCAAAATGAATGATTTTAATAGAGCTAACTTTGAGTTTGTAGATTGGAAACCAAGAGCAGAATCATTCGTTGTACCAACTTTTGAAGAAGAAAGTGGCGATAATTACAAAAACCCTAACGCTGGACTTAGCGATAAGGTGGACGAGCAAATTGCTAAAAGCAATAATATTACAGAAGATGATCTACCTTTTTAGACTATGCAAGATAAGTGGGTTAATGTAGCTCCACAGATTGCTTTAGAGGTATTAGGAGAGCCGAAAACTAAAACAGATAAAGAATGGCGGTGGGGATCAAAGGGAAGCTTTGTATTTAATACAGAAGCAGGTACTTTCTTTGACTTTGAAAATGACGAAGGCGGAGGTGTAGCCTGGTTATTAGAGACAAAGAATGTAGATAAAGACATTTTGCAAAAGTTTGATCAAGGCTTTGCACCAAATGGCAGCAGCATAATTACCTCCACTGAAAAAGATGTTGCCATAGCTACTCCTAACATAGTGGGTGCAAAGCCGATCTCTAGAGATAAATTACTTCAGCTTTGGTCTGAAGCTGTTGTAAAACTTAAATATAATGACAGCTTTATAGTCTTACGCTTTCCAGACAATCATCCAATAAAACAAAAGTACGCACCTTTTACGAAGGTTGGTGATAGTTGGTTTATGCGTAGACCAGAAGGCAAGTTGCCCATTTATAGTGAGTGCAACCATCCCAACAAGCCAATCCTCATCAATGAGGGAGAGAAGGCCTGCTTGGGAGCAGGCAAAATATATGATGGCGATGTTGCCTGTTGGCATGGAGGAGCTAGGTCTTGGGAGAAGTCAGACTGGACACCTGTATTTAAGAGAGATGTTTATATCTTTCCAGATAATGATGATGTAGGTAAAGAAGCTGCATGGGAGTTAGGAAAGTATCTAAAGAAGAACGGATGTAGTGTAAGGATTGCCTTACCACCTAAAGACTTTGCAGATAAGGACGATCTTTGGGATGCTAATGAAGCTAATTACTTTGATAATAGTTTTGCTTTAGAGCAATACATTAAAGGTAATCAAATGTTACCGCCTAAAAGCGATATTTACTTTCAGCGTATCGATGAGGTTATGGCAGAAGTGAAAGAGCCAGATTGGTTGATACAAGATATGTTTGAGAGAGAATCAGTTATGTCTATCTTTGGTGCTGCTAAATCAGGTAAATCTTTTGTAGCTATTGCTATGGCGTGTGCTGTTGCGATTGGAGAAGAATTTTATGGAAGTGCAAGTAAACAGGCAACTACACTTTATTTGTGTGGTGAAGGTAAGAGAGGAGTAGGGAGGAGGATAAAAGCTTATGAGCAATACTTTAATAAAGACTTATCAAAAGCACCGCTTCTGTTATCTAACAGGGGTGCAAGGATTACAGAAGATGATGAATTTGATAAGTTGTTAACAACTTGTAGAGAGATAGAAGAACAATATGGCAGTATTGGTCTAATTATATTTGATACATTTCAACGAAACTTCTCAGGTAATGAGAACTCTAGTGAAGATGTAGGATTATTTATACAGCGTCTTGATAAGTTAGTTGCTGAGTTTGGTGCTACTTGTTGTTTTGTGCATCATACAGGTCATGGATCAAATGCTAGGGCAAGAGGTTCAAGTGTTATACAAGCTAGTCTAGATTATGAATTTAAGGTAAGCAGAGACGATATAATTGATGAAATGTGGGTTGATTTTGAGCAGACACTTAACAAAGATGGAATGGGCATGGCTAAGATGCAATATAAGTTCCATGAAGTTAATCTGCTTGGCTTTGAAAATTTAACAAGTGGAGTGCTAATACCAGAAGATAAACCAATAGACATAAAAGAATCTACAGTTAATGAAGAAACTATAAAGGCACTTATAACTGTAGCTGAACAGCAATGCCCTGATGATCCTGTAAGTGTATGGCTTAATGCAAAAGATATAAAAGGCATATTGAAGCAATCACGAAAGACTGCACAGGGTAGATTAAAGCAATTGAAGGAAAAAGGATTGGTACATTACAAAGAAAATTGCGGTTATCAGGCTAAAAAATGGGATGAAGGACTGTTTTAGTGGATATAAAAGTGGATAGATGTGGATATAAAGTGGATATAAATTGGCTATTTTCTATCCGAAATCAACATATAGTGGATATACTGGATATATATATACCTTGTATATATCCATATATCCATAATGATCCGAGTTTTTGATATATCCATGCAACGTATAACAAAAGAGCAAGTAATTGCAGAAGTAAAAGAAATCAGAAATTTTGAATCTGACTTAAATAAAACGTGGGGTGGTAAGGAGAGAATACTTAAATTAATACCAAGCGACCTTATGCTTAAGTTTGAAAGAGCAGAATATATGTTTAAAAAATCTATAAGATCTGAGGATTATAAAAAAATTATAGAGATGTGTGATCTTATGTATAGAGCTTATAACGCAATCATTGCTGCTGCTGAACTAAATGGTTACGAAGAGCTTGATCCAGATGTGCTGTGTTTTAAGTATAACAAAGACAAATATGCACTTATAACTAATAATGATACAGATTTAAAACACGTTTACGATAAATATAAACATGAAGATAATTGTATAATTTTTAGTGTAGAGGAATTGTTTAGATGCATACCTCAGCATTTAGTCGATGCTAAAGAAGAATTAACGCAAGCTAACTTCTCACCAACATTTGAAAAGATAGATGTTTAGAGATAAAAATATTACAGTCTGGTTTAGTTGTGGTGCTGCAAGTGCAGTAGCAGCTAAGAAAACTATAGAGCTATATGGTCAAGACAACACGATAAGAGTCGTCAATAATCCTATTAAAGAAGAGCATGAAGATAATCAAAGGTTTTTAAAGGACGTAGAACATTGGTTGGGTGTTGAGATAGAGTATGCCATCAACCCCAAATTTCCTGACGCATCATGCGAAACTGTATGGCAAGAAAGAAAATTTATGTCTGGTGTATTTGGTGCGCCATGCACATTACATCTAAAAAGAAATGCTAGACAAGTATGGGAAATAAAAAATCCAACTGATTATATTGTTTTAGGTTTTACTGCTGATGAAGAAAAACGAGCAAAGAGATTTAGTGAAACAAATAAGCAGCAACTATTAACGCCTTTGATAGATGAGGGCATAACAAAGCAAGGTTGTTTTGATATTCTTATGTTTGAGGGTATAAAATTACCAGAGATATATTCTTTGGGTTACCCAAATGCTAATTGTATTGGTTGTGTCAAAGCATCTTCACCTACTTACTGGAATCTTGTAAGAAAAACATTTCCTAATGTATTTCAAAAAAGAAGTGAAACTTCAAAAAATATTGGAGCAAGGTTAGCTATTTATAAGGGACAAAGAATATTTTTACATGAACTGCCAGCAGATGCTAGAGGTAGAGATCTTAAGAGCTATGATTTTGAATGTGGTATTTTCTGTATAAAAGAAGATGAGTAAGGGTAGTAAACGCAGGCCAGAAGATAAGAAAAAAATTGATAATAATTGGGATAAAATATTTCTAAATGAAAAAAATAAAAAAAAGATTAGTACAATACAGACAGACGATAGCTAACATTATTGATGCAAAGATTGAAAAGTCACTACAAAAGAAAGCAAACAAACTACATGGGAGATAAGAATAATGGGTATATATGATTCGGTACAAAATCCTAAACATTATTGCGAAGATAAAATAGAATCTTTAGACTATATCAAGCAGCAATTAGGTAAGCAGGGTTTTATGGCTTATTGTGTTGGCAATATGCATAAATATTTGCATCGACATGAAAAGAAGGGTGAGAACATACAAGATCTTAAAAAGCTTATCTTTTATGCTAATGAAAAGATAAATGTATTAGAAAACTTATGAGTAAAGTTATTAGCGTAGAAGTATTAAGAGAAAAGATTAATAAAGGCATATCAAGTTATGATTGCGCTAGAACTTTCGGTGTAAGTCAATCAACAGTAATTAGAAGAGCAAAACAATACGGTTTACAGTTTAAGGGTAAATCAACCTGGAGAAACCTATGAAAATAATTGTCAAGCATGATATAGATAAAGCTGTAAAAGCTATAAACAATTTTGATAAAAGACATTTACCTGAAGCTACAGCAAAATCAATAAATATAACTTTATTTGGTTTACGCAAAGAGATGATGAAGCAATTGCCAAAAAAACTTGATAGACCTACACCAGCAACAATAAAAGGTTTTCTTGTATCAAAAGCACACAAAAATAAATTGGGTGGTATATTGTTTATAAAAGAATTTGTAGAAAAATATTTAAAGTTTCAAATAACAGGTGGAGTTAGAACAAGCGAAAGGAAAATACCAATACCATATACACCAAACGCAAGATTAAATAAGTATGGAAATATTGTTGGAAAAAGATCTGGATTAATCAAAAAGAAGAGTCAGTTTATTGGAACTGTAAAAGGAATTACTGGTGTTTGGGAAAGAGTAAAGGTTAAGTCTACTAGTCAGTCAAAGTCTCCACTAAAACTTATTGTTGGATTTCATAAAACAGTAGATTATCAACCTAAATTTCCTTTTTTTAAAATAGGCAGAGGTTACATAAGGTCTAAGTTTCAAAGGAATTTTGTAAGAGCATTTAATGAAGCTAAGAGAGGTATACGCTAGTGTGTAGGTTCTTCCTAGCAACGCAACGTGGGTTATTCGCGACA